GCTCGGCTATCCGATAGGCAGCGGCAACACGGCGCAGAGGTGCGTGACGCTCGCCTCGGCCCACTGCCGTGCGCCTGTGGAACCGGCCGCGAGCGGCGAGGGGATCGCCATCGCGGAGCCGTACGTGGCAGACGACGACGACACGTGGAACTCGTTTTTGTCCGGCGTGCTCGCGAAGAGCGGCCACCGCCTAGACGTCACGGAGCGCGGGCATCTCACGATAGCGCCCATACGCTATCCGGCCGCGATAGCGCCCGCGTACGTGTTCGACGACTCCAACAGCTCGATACTTAGGCCCGCCGTCACAGTATCGGCAAACCTTCCAGATGTACCAAACGTGGTACAATTGATATACAGCAGGGACGGGGGGTCCACCATTGTGACCAGGGAGGATAACGACCCGGGAAAGCCCACGTCGCTGAAGCGCAGGGGACGCCGCGTGCTCTACCGCGAGACGTCGCCGGAGCTGCCCGACAACCCGTCCCAGGCGGACGTCGAGCAGGCCGCAGACAAGGTCATGCGGGACAAGGGCGCCGCGGTGTACGAGGTCGGTTACGAGCACGCGTTCGTGCCGGACGTAAGGCCGGGGACGGGCGTCAGGCTGGCTTACAGCAGGGCGGGGATCGACGTCAACGCGATGGTGGTCAGCCAGACCATCAACTGCACGCCGGCATGCCTCGTCCAGGAGACGGCAAGGTTCACGAAGTAGGCGGTAATGGCTGAAATCGACGTCATAGCAAGGGAAATCGCTAAGCAGATTGGCGCGAGGGCCGACTCGACGAGGAGCGAGGCTTCCCGCGACATCTTCGCGACCATACGCGTTTCAAACGACGGCACCTACGCCCTGCTTGACGGCGGCGAGGAGCCCACGCCCGTGACGTCGGCGGTAGAGGTCCACCACGGGGACCGGGTCATCGTGCACATCGTGGACCACAGGGCCGTCGTCGTGTCCAACGTCACGGTCCCGTCGGTCAACGACGGGGACTACACGCACGTGAAGTCCATCGCCGAGGAGGCCGACGAGCTGCTCGACGGCGTCGCCGAGGCAGCCGCCACCGCAGACAAGACGGTGGCCGAGATACTCGCCGACGCCAACACGTCGAGCGAGCTGGTGTCAGGCATGCAGGTCGCCGCGGATACGGCTGGCAAGACGCTGGCGCAGATCGTCGCCGACGCCGACAGCGCCTCCGCGACGCTCTCGGACATGCAGGAGGCCGCCGAGGCCGCCGGGACGACGCTCGAGGGCATCTACCAGGACGCGGCCGATGCGGCGAGCGCTGCTGCCACGGCCCAACACAGCGCGTCCGAGGCGAACGCTGCTGCCAATGACGCGTTGACGCAGCTGTCGACCGTCGAGGACGTCATCGGCACCGTCGAGTGGGTAGCGGAACATGGGGCGTACGAGCTGACCGACGACTCGCGAGTAGACGATTCGAAGGTCTACTACGAGAGGGTCGGGCTTGGCACCCAGGACGACCCGTACGCGTACGTCGCGGTCGCGGAGCCGGTCGATGCTGGTCTTGCGCATTACTACGAGCTGCACGTCGACTCGGCGCTCTCGCAGTACGTGTCGAGCCACCTCGCGCTCACCGATGCCGGGCTGTTCGTCGTGAAGGACGCCGATGGCTACAGGCTGCTGTGCTCGAACGACGGCGTGTCCGTGATCGACCCGCAGGGGCACGTCGTCGCGACGTACGGCGAGTCGGTGACGTTCGACGCCGGGCGCCGGCAGTACATCGGCAACGAGGACGCCTACATACTGTTCACGCCCGAGCACGTCGAAGACGGACAGGTCGTCGGCGCGTCGATAACCATAGGCGGGTCGAACGTAAACGTCGGCAGCTCGCAGAGGCTCTCCGACCTGCTGGGCGGTATTTCCTACGACCATACGTACACGGAGTCCGAAGGGGTCTACACGTTCACGGCAAGCGCCCACAAGGGCGGCATCGACGTGACGTCGCGGTTCGACCCGGACATGTTCGTCTGGTACCTGCGCACAGAGTCTGGTGACAGCTTCCTTGGGACGGGGGTCACGATGACTGTCGCAGAGTCGTCGTGCGGCTACAGGGCGTCCATCGTCGGCGGGCTCGAGACCGTCCTCGACGCGCTGCTTGTGGACTCCGACGGTGACCTCATGGTTACCGACTCCAGCGACCTTGTTGAGATGCACGGCATTTGGGAGGTGTAGATGACTGACGTCAGGAAGAGGATAACGGCCCTCCAGGAGCTCGAAACGATCGAAGGCGACGCGTTCGTGATGGTCGACAACGCGACGTCTGGCGCAAAGAAATACAACCTCAAGGCGCTCAGCGACGCGGTCGCAGAGCTAACTGATGGGTACGAGGAGGCCGAGGCCGCGCGCGACGAGGCGTACGCGCAGGCCGAGGAGGACAGGGACGCGGCGGCGGCGGCGCTCATGAGCATCGTCGACGGCGTCCCGAACATGGTCTACTACGAGGAGGTGTGACATGGCGGGATCGACTAACTCAGCGTTGCCCGAGAACGTCTTCGTGATAAGCGAGGACCTGCGGACCGTGTACATACCGCGCTCGCAACGCGTGATCGGCACGGTCGGCGACGTGGACGTGAGGCGCGTGTGGTTCTACTGCCCGCGCTACTGCGACGGCGTTGACATGTCGGGTTTCGACGTGCGCGTCGACTACGTGAACGCAGCTGGCGTGAGCGACGCCTACGCGGTCGACGATGTGGACGTGGGCGACGAGGCCTTGACGTTCTCGTGGCTCGTCGGGGCTTCCGCGTGCGCGAAAGAGGGTTCGGTCACGTTCACGGTGACGCTTGCCGAGCACGGCGCGGGCTCCGAGGTCGAGAGGTCGTTTAGCACGACGACCGCGACGATGACCGTCGTCAAGTCGCTCGAGGTCGACGAGGAGGACGTCGAGCCGTACTACGACTACGTCAACAAGCTCGCTGCCACGGTCGCCGCGGCGATTGCGGCCGCCGAGGGGGCGGAAAGTGAAAGGCAGGACGCATACGTCGCGGCCGAGTCGGCGCGCGACGGCCTGTACGAGGCGGCCGAGCAGGCCAGGGACGGCCTGTACGGCGCGGCCGAGCAGGCGCGCGACGGCCTGTATTCCGACGCCGAGAGCGCGCGCGGCGGATTGTACGAGAAGGCCGAGCTGGGGCGCGGATCGTCTTACGCGGACGCCGAGGCTGAGCGCGACAGGCTCTACGGGGTCGCGGAGCAGGCGCGCGGCTCGTCGTACACCGACGCCGAGTCGGCGCGCGGGGGGCTGTACGAGGCTGCCGAGCAGGCGCGCGACGGCCTGTACTCCGACGCCGAGTCGGCGAGGGGCTCGTCCTACGAAGGTGCCGAGAGCGCGCGCGACGGGCTTTATGGAACGGCCGAGGCGTCGCGTGACGACGCCTACGCGCGCGCCGAGGCGTCGAGGTCATTAGCCGAGGAACTGCGCGTTTCCGCCGAATCAGCGAGAGCCGCGGCCGAGAAAGCCCGCGGAGACGCGTACACGCTCGCCGAGGCCGCGCGCGACGGGTTGTACGCCGACGCGGAGGCCGCGCGCGACAGTTCGTACGCGCAGGCCGAGGCGGACCGGGACAGCTCGCTCGCGTCGATGCTCTCGATAGTCGACGGGAAGCTTTGCGAGACCTATTACGAGGAGGTATAACCAATGACAATGCAGCAGATCACGAAACCGATGTTCCTCGACGAGACCGGGCGAGACCTAATCACGGCGGTCCACGGCGTGGCCGCCGAGCTTGCGAAGGGCGTCATCCTCAAAGAGCTCGAGATCGGCCACTCGATCGACGAGCTCACCGACTGGGGCGAGTACGCTGGGATGGTCCGCGAGAAGACCGCGCATGCCGCGTTCCCCGCTGGCGAGACGCGGTTCAAGCCGTCCTGGTCCACGAAGGCGAGCAGCGCAGCGGACGCGGTGAGCTACACCGCGCCCGTCAACGTGTGTCACTACGGCACGGGCGTGCTGGCCGACGCCGAGAGCGTTGACGTGGCGCACCTCCAGTTCCACCGCTGCCTGCCGTTCGACACGCCGTTCTCGCCGTCGCAGGCGTGGCTCTACGCTGTCGACGGCCTCCCGGCGGGGAACTACAGCGTGACGCTCTCCGCCGAGACGAACGGCGTCGCGGCTGGCACGTACTACTTCGCGCTGGCGCAGGCCATCCCTGCAGGCGGGCAGATTTGCGGATTCATCAACGGTTCGGCGAAGGCCGACATCAAGACGTACGCTTCGCGCACGAGCACCGACGCGCTCGAGACGGTGTCCGCCGCGAACATCACGACGACCGACCCGGGAGACGCGACGAGCCTCGGCACGTTCCCGTCCGCGAACCTCGCGTACGTCGTCCCCGCGTCGGGGACGCCGGCGGAGGCGAAAAGCGTCACCATCGGCGGCACCAGCTATGCGTACCACGGGTTGAACTACCCGTCGCGTTGCCGCTACGGCAACAACCGCTGGTTGCACAGCGCTATCCGCCAGTACCTCAACAGCTACGGCTTCGACTGGTGGGAGCCGAAGACCGTGTTCGACCGCCCGCCGTCATACACTGCGCGCCAGGGGTTTCTCTCGGGGCTTTCCGAGTCGATGGTGGAGCACATCCTGCCCATCGCGCGCAAGACGGCGCTCAACTACGTCACGGACGGCGGCACGTCGGCCGTGCCCGAGTACGACACGACATACGACCTCGTGACGCTGCCGAGCGGAATCGAGCACTTCCTCGCCGACACCGCGTACTACGGCGGCGCCCAGGGCAAGGAGGGCGAGCCGTGGGAGTACTGGGAGCGGGTCGCCGCGTCGGCGTCGCCGCTCGCGTGGTCTACAGGGAACTCCGAATCCACATACCATCCCGAGTACGTGCAGTACGACCTGGCGAGCCCGACTACCCCCCGCTCCGTGTGGTTGCGCTCGGCTCGCCGCTACAGCGGCTACATCGTCGCCGTTGTGGGCAGCACGGGCTTCTGCGGCAGCGACTACGCCACCAACGGCTATCGCGTTGCGCCGGCTTGTGCCATCGGCTAATCGTCAATCGCCCCCGCCCACGGCGGGGGCGTCAGGAGGAGGAGAGCGTGTCAGTCCCGAAAGGACAGAGGAGCGGGTCGAAGCTCGACACGCAAGTCGCGTGCGAGGAGCTGATAGAGCACACCGTGAAGATAATCGCGAACGAGCGGCACTTCAAGCCCGAGAACGCGAAGCTCCACGAGCGCATCATCGACACGGCCCTGCGCATCGGCCAGGGCGTGTGGGAGGCCAACGGCATCCGCGTCAGGACCGCCGACGACTTCCGCGAGAGGCACGCCTTGCAGGAGCGCGCCATCAGGGACGCGAACGCCCTGCTCTACCTCATGACGGTCTCGGCAAGGCTCGACCACCTGAGGAAGGGCAAGTACCACCACTGGGCCGAACTCGCCCGCAAGGCGAGGGACATGACCCGCGCATGGAGGGATTCCGATGCCCGCAGGTACGGGCATCTCATCCGGGAGGAGGGCTGAACCCCGCAACGTGTGGTTGCGCTCGGCTAACCGCAACAACGGCAACAACGTCGCCAATGTGAACAGCACGGGCAACTGCAACAACAACAACGCCAACAACGGCAATCGCGTTGCGCCGGATCATGCCGAACAGACGAACGGGAAGGCCGCACGGAGTGCAGCAGATTCGCGAACATAACGGCACGAGGAGCCCCTCTCCGGCGGGCACGACCCGCGAACAAGGCGGGGGCGACGGCCGCGTCCCGCGGGACGGCCGGCCTATCAGCGCCCCCGGTTATTCCGAGGAGGACGTCATAGGGTTCGACGCCCTCTGGGAGTCGATGACGAAGTGCAGACGCGGGGTCATGTGGAAGGGCAGCGTCGCGAGCTTCGTGCTCAACGGAGCGGAATCCGTCTCGAAGCTGGCCGACGAACTCGCTGACGGCACGTACGAGCCGCGCAAGACGTCCACCTTCCAGGTCACGTCCCCGAAGGTGCGCACCATAACCTCGACCCCGTTCCGCGACAGGGTCTACCAGCGCTCGCTCAACGACAACGTGCTCTACCCCGTCGTCGCGCGCTCGCTCGTGTACGACAACGCGGCGTGCCAGACGGGCAAGGGCACCGACTTCGCGCGCAACCGCCTCAAGTGCCACATGCAACGACACTACCGCAGGCACGGCACGGCGGGCTGGGTGCTGCACGTCGACGTCATGGGCTATTACGCGAACCTCCCGCACGCGGTGGGCGAGTCCGTGTTCGACGCCGCACCCGAATGGGCGAGGCGCCGCGCGGTGGCCGTGATGAGGGGGCAGTACGCCGGGGACGTGGGCTACAACCCTGGCTCGCAGATGGTGCAGATAGTCGGCATCGCGGCTCTGAGCGGGGTGGACCACCATGTAAAGGAGGTTCTTCGCGTGAAGGGTTACGTCCGCTACATGGACGACCTGGTGCTCATCCATGAGAGCAGGGAGTACCTGGAGGAATGCCTGTGCTCCATAGAGGTGGAGCTGGCGAAACTCGGCCTCGCAGTGCACCCGGCCAAGACCAGGTTCACCAGGGCCACTGACAAGACGCAGTTCCTCGGGTTCGACTTCCGGCTTGCCGATAGCGGCAAGGTGGTCATGACGTTGCGCCCGGAATCCGTCAAGAGGATGCGCAGGCGCATATCACGGCTCATGGCTCTCGAAGCCCGAGGGTTAAGGCCCCCCGGCACTGCCCGCGAGGCGTACGGAGGCTGGCGGGCGCACGCCGCGAAGGGCGACTCGCGCCTGCTGCTGGAAAGATGCGACAGATGGTTCGAAAGACTAGGAGATACGAGATGATCGATGTTCAGAAACAGCACGACCCGCGGGCGGAGAAGCTGCTCGAGTGGGCCGGGGCGCGAGACGAGCGCCAGGAGGCAATGATCGAGTACGTCGCGATGATGGCAGATGTCGACCTGCCGGAAGACGAGGAGGTTGATGGCGATGTCTAAGTTCGCGCAGAAGGTCAAAAGGTACTACGACGCAGGGCTGTGGAGCGCCCAGATGGTGCGCGACGCATACGGCAAGGGCCGCATCACCGCCGAGGAGATGGCGGAGATACTCGACGAGGATGGCGAGGAAAGCGAGGACGACGACCCGGAACCTCAGCGCACGTACGATTTCACCGGCATGAGCGCCGCCGAGGTCGTACGCTCGCTGAGCTACCGCCCGACGAAGGACGAGCTTCAGCAGGCATGCGACTGGCTCGGGCTGGCATATACCGCTCAGATGACGAACGCTCAGCTCAAGGCGCTCATATACGAGGCTGCTGGAGTCGAGTGACATGGTGCCAAGGCTACATAAGGAGACGAGCCTGTTCAGGAAGAACGCCATCTCGGGAGGCATCCAGGACGCGGCGTCGCGCGCATCGAGCTACATCTTCAAGACGACGGGCCACGACGCGTGGGTGTGCGACGAGGGGGCGGGCCCGCAGGTGGACGGCGCCGACGCGGGCGAGCCGTACGGCCCGAGCGCCGAGCACCCAACCACGGGCTGGCGCATCGGCGAGGCGTTCGAGCTGGTGCGCCAGGGCGTGAGCTGGTTCAGGCTGTGGCTCGACGAGACCGTGGCGCCGAGCGTCATGAGGCTCAGGCTCGGCAAGGCCGACTCGGGGCACCTGATGCTCGACTCGACGGGCATGGACGTCATGACAGATGCGAGCACGAGCGTCGCGAAGTTCGGCTCCTCCGGTGCCCGCATCGGCAAGCCCTTCTTGAACGGCGGGGCCGCCAACGAGAGCCATATCGAGCTGGATTACCGCTCGATGAAGATGATCGACAAGAACAATATCAAATACTTTGAAATACTCGATCTTAGAGAAGCCAATGGCTATGCAACAATAGCCCAAACGTTTCGTTTGACGTCACGTGCAGTGTTGTTTTATGTTGATTTCGATATTCGTTCGACAGAAACGACGACCGCCACCGTGGACGGTTCGCAAGTAACTGTGTCAGCGACGGAGAACACGTCGGGTGCAAATCCTTTGCATAAGGTCACCCTCTCTGCTTACGCAGAAGCAGGCTCAACCGTTGTCATAACGTATCAGACAAATAGTTTTTATGCGAAAGCGTACACGATAGGCATTCGCGACGACTCGTTCGACGTCGGCGGCTTTTCGCTTGCGGAGGGATATCAAGTCGCTGCGACGAACTTTGCTACCCATGCCGAAGGGGAGTTCACACAAGCGAACGGGGTATACAGCCACGCAGAGGGAAAGTTTACTGAGGCAAACGGTGAATGCAGCCACGTAGAAGGATATTATAGTACAGCAAACGGGGCATACAGCCATGCAGAGGGAAGCTTTGCACAAGCAAACAACGTCTATAGCCATGCCGAAGGTCTTAGCACAGAGGCAAATGAGCCGGGAAGTCATGCAGAAGGCTTTTCCACAAAGGCGAATGGGGCGTACAGCCATACGCAAAACGAAGGTACAACAGCTTCAAAAGAGGCTCAAACGGTTATCGGTCTTTACAATAAAGTCGACACTGCCACGACCACTACGCATTCATCCAATAACGGGGTATATGGTCGATATGCATTCATAGTGGGCAACGGTAGCGGAGACAATGACGCGTATCGCTCCAACGCCGCCGCTCTCACATGGGCAGGAGACTTGGAGCTTGCGGGCGACATAGGCTCCAGCTCGTCCAATATCGCCAACGGATATTTCACCAACATCAACGGCGTCGCCGTCGGCTCCTCGCCCGAGTTCACCGACACGCACGGCTCGATCTCGACGTCCGACAAGACGGGCACTACGGACACCGCCGTGAGCGTTGGCGACAACTCGTCGGCATCAGTCAGCGCGACGTGCGACGTGCCGAGCGGGTACACGTTCGCGGGCATCTTCGAGCTCACGACCGACCAGGCCACGAAATGCGGCATCGTCGGGTACTCGTACAGCTCAGGAACGCTCCACGCGCGCGTGCGCAACTTCACGTCGAACGCCGTCAACGTCAAGGTGACGTTCAAGGCGCGGTTCATCAAGGTCACGTAAGGAGGAAACCATGAACCAGGGGGTCCACTACCTGACCTTCGACGAGGTCGGGATAACGGTGGCGGTTATAGCCGTCGCGCTCGCGTTCATCGTGCTGGTGTGGAACGCCGTGAAGGCCATCCACGACTGGCGCCAGCTGGCGCGCAAGCCCGACGATGACAAGTTCGCCGACCATGAGGCGAGGATAAAGCACCTGGAGCAGTGCTGCACCGAGGCCACCGACAAGCTGCAATGCGACTGGGAGTTCCAGCAGGACGAGAAGGAGTTCAACCGCCTGATGCTCAGCTCGATAAAGCAGCTGCTCAAGCACAGCCTGGACGGCAACGACAAGGACGGGCTCAAGAAGATGGAGCAGGAGATAGACAACTACCTCCTGGACCACGCGCAGTAAGGAGAGGAACATGACCACCAAGGACTACGACATCGACCTCAGCAACCCGAACACAACCGAGGAACGCGCCAAGGCAATCGCCACGCTGGTCATCGTGTGCGCCGTCAACGTGCTCAACGTACTCGGCTACGCGGTGGACGCCGCGCCGTGGATCAACGTGGCGACGAGCATCATCAGCGCGCTCGCAATCGTGTGGGCGTGGTGGAAGAACCAGAACGTGACCGACGCCGCGGCACAGGCGCAAATCCTGCTCGACGCGCTCAAGGCCGAGGGCAAGGCGGCCAAGCACGCCGCGAAGGCGGCATGATGTTCGCCGCGATGCAGGCGTCCATGATCGTCCTGGCTATCGCCGTGGCGGTCATGTGCGTCACCATCATGGTCGACATCTGGATGAAATGGAGGCGGTAACATGGCAATCGGCAAAGGCCAA